GAGTATTTGGAAGGAGAACGTACATACAAGCCGCGGGCGAAATAGCGAGGAGGGGAGACCAGTGGACCAGAACATATTAGTCCAATACAGTGACTTTATGGAAGAGATTAAAGATTTAAGGGAGCGAATCAAGAAGTTGGACCGGTTCCTGCAGAACCCTCCGATTGTGTCAGATACCGTACGGGGGACCCGAAGAGACGGAACGATTGGACCGATCAAGATCTCCGGTATCCCAAATCCGGAATACTACCGGAAGTATGGACTGCGGGAACGATACCGGAAGCGGCTGGAGGCAAAGGAGGCAGAGCTCTTAGAGCTGACCTGTCAGGCGGAGGAGTACATAGAAACGATTCCGAAAGCAGAGCTTCGAATCATGTTTCGGCTGTATTTTATCGACGGATTAAGTGATGCCAAGGTGGCCGACCGGATGAATCAGATATTCCCAAAGCGGAAAATTAAGTATACGGATGAAAATGTGAAGAAGCGAAGACAAAGATTTTTTGAAAAAATTTGCAAATGTCCCCCAATGTCCCGATAAAATTTGGTAGAGTGTATTATGGGAGCCAAAGGCAAGCAACCGGGGGCTCCTCTCCCCCGCTTTACAGTCCGAGACTCCGCTAGGTAATATCGAAGCACACCATTCAGGGCAGATGGCCAGGGTGACGCCCTGGAACCAGGTTCGACTCCTGGAGCTGCCGTTTGTTACAATATTTTCTCCCCTTAATAAGCGCCTGTCGATAGATAGGTGCTTTTCTTTTGTCGGATTTTGTGATAGGATAATTTACATAAAATTGGAGGGAAACTATTATGTTTGGATTTAAGAAATGTAGTGAATGCAAAGAAGTGCCTAAAACATTCGACGAATATAATTTAAAGTTAGAAAATGAGAGAATAAAATTACATATGCGCTACATATCTTGTATTGCAATAGCAATTATTGTATGGATGATAGCTACTAAAACGGCAAGTCATCCAAAATTTCCAGAATGGGTATCATTTGCAGGCACAATAACTTCAATAATATTGTCTGTTTTAGCAATAATTTTAAGTATCACAGGAGAGGGGAAAACGGAACATATTAAAGAGCAAATTGAAATGACAGCGAAAGAATTAGATAAAACAGTAGTGTCAATAGCTGGTATCAATGAAGGGATTGAAAGTAATATTAATCAGTTAAATGCTAGTTTGAGTGATTTGCAGAGCAAGATTGACGATTTACCGGGAAAGACAGCTGAAGAGACAGCAAAAAAGATGGGAACTATGACAGGTAAAGACGCATATACCCCACATCGTACTAATATGAAAAATAAAATTACTAATAAAGACTGGAGAGTGGATACAAATGGAAAGTAGATTTAACATAAATATTTTGTTATGTGAGGGAGAAGTAACTTCTACAAGCAATATAACATCTATATTTGATAAAATAAGAATATTTGATAATAAATTATCCTTTACTGTATTTGTTCTAATTAATACAATAAATTATTTATCTAAACATTTTACTCTTTTATTATTTTTGATAAAGATAGGGGATAATGATGACGATAAAGCGGTATCGTTGGGAAGAATTGATTATGAGAAAGCAGATAGTTTAAAAAGTGCACTAGGAAAAAGCAGATATGATGGTTCGTCACAGAAGATATCAAACATTTTTTTCAAGGATGCATATTTGCCAGGAGCAGGAAATTATGAGTTAGTTGTATATAAATACGAAGAACCAGTAACAGAGGAAGACGCAGGAGATATTAATAATATGGATGATAGTAAATTGGTGGCGTCGTATGGATTCATAGTTGAAGAATAAAAAAGAGATGGCCCTGCGCCATCTCTTTTCTTTACCCAGATAAAAGTAAAAGAGCTTGACATATGGTGCACCTTATGATATAATACAATCATAAGGAGGTGAGATACAGATGAGAGGCGAAAGCCGAAAGAAAAAGTCCGATAGCAAACTTAAGACTTGGCTGGTCGGAGTGCTAACGGACTTAGTAGTAGGAGTTATCCTACTGCTTATTTCAAAGCTACTTGAGTAGCAGAGAGGGGCGTAAGCCCTTCTCTTAACTAATATTATAACACACTCATCTGTATAAAATCAATATGGCAAATGCATTGAAATTTTTGGGCACGTTCTTTATCGTGTTGGCAGTCGTTAAATCAGGAATCGGCTTGCTTGAGATGTGGAGGGACAAAAGATGCCAGTAGGAAACCCCAAACCACAAACAATTGCGACGAAAAAGTATGAGGAAAAGGCAGGGTTAATGTCGAAATCGTATAAGCTAAAGCGTGAAGTAGTAGACCAGTTTGCGGATGCTTGTGACAGAGCGGGAGTGAGCCAGGCTGCACAGCTGTCAAAAATGATGAAGGATTTTATCGAGAAACAAAAGTAAATGAAAACGTTTGATAGGGGACTGTCCACTGCGGCAGTTCCTTTTCTTTTACCCATTATTGCGGTATGCAGCAGCCAGCAGCTCACCGGGATTGTATCCCGTGGGTCCCGGTTTCAAATCCTGCCCCCGCACTTTGTTAAAAATCAAACTCAAATGAGGTGGTGATGCTTGAGTGAAAGCTTAGAACCAAGAGAGCAGGCCTTTGCTGATTATCGGCAAGGCATGAAATACAAAGACATTGCCGAAAAGTACGGAGTAAGCCTGTCGGCCGTGAAGTCGTGGGCCAGCCGATACTGGAAGCGGAAAGATGGTTGCAACCAGCAGGAAAAAAAGTTGCGACCGAAAAAGAAAAAAATTGCAACAAGGGGCGCTCCGGCCGGCAATCAAAATGCTGTGGGGAACAAGGGCGGCGCTGCGCCAAAAGGAAATAAGAATGCAGTTACCACGGGAGAGTTTGAGACCCTCCTTTTTGATTGCCTGAAACCAGAGGAGAAACGGTTAGCCGAGGCTGTGCCAGCGGATAAAGAGCAGCTCCTCTTGCAGGAAATCCGTCTGCTGACTGTCCGGGAGCATAGGATGCTAAGACGGATCGAGGATCTGAAACAAGCAGAGGCGAAACCGATTGAAGAAGGCGGCATAAAGCGTCCTTCTGGTATGACCACAGTGAAATTCAAATCGGGGGTTGAAAAAGGGAAAGATACAGTCCTAACGGAAGATGAAGGCGTACTCGGCCAAATCCAGCGCATTGAGGATGCCTTAACCAGAGTACAGACTAGGAAGCAGGCTGCCATTGATTCCTTGCATCGGTACGGTGTGGATGATGCCAGACTGGAGATTGAACTGAGACGACTGGATCTGGACGTGAGGAAACTTGGTGAACAGGACGATGAGGACGAACAGAACGATGGCTTCCTTGATGCCCTGAAAGGAAGTGCTCCAGAGGATTGGGAGATCGAGGAGATAACGGATGAAGAAAAAGAAACCGGTATTTAATTTTAAGCCATTTTCGAAGAAGCAGCGTAAAGTTATGAACTGGTGGATGCCGAACAGCCCGGTCAGGGATTATGACGGTATCATCGCGGATGGTGCGATTCGCTCGGGAAAGACGGTTTCCATGTCTCTGGGATTTGTCTTCTGGGTCATGGAGACATTTGACGGACAGAATTTTATCATGGCTGGAAAGACAATCAGTTCGTTCCAACGAAATGTGCTCACCAATCTTAAGACGATGCTTCGGAGCCGGGGATATCGCTGCGTCCATCACATATCCGGAGAAACTCCAAACATGCTGGAGATCACAAAAAGTGGAAAAACAAATTACTTTTACATCTTTGGCGGTAAGGATGAAGGTTCCCAGGAGCTGGTACAAGGTATCACAGCCGCGGGAGCTTTTTTTGATGAAGTTGCTTTGATGCCGGAGTCGTTTGTCAATCAGGCCACCGGCCGGTGTTCTGTGGATGGTTCTAAATTCTGGTTTAACTGTAATCCTGCAGGTCCGATGCACTGGTTTAAAGTAAACTGGATTGATAAGAGGAAAGATAAGAAGCTGCTTTATCTGCATTTCACGATGGAAGATAATCTGAGCCTGTCAGAGAAGATCAAGGCCAGGTATCGAAGCATGTATGCCGGTGTGTTCTTCCTCCGTTATATTAAGGGCCTGTGGGCGGTTGCTGAGGGGCTTATTTATACCATGTGTACAGATGAAAATTATTATACCGATGAAGAACGGCCGGCAGGTTTTAAGAGCATCGGTGTCAGGACAATCGCTGTGGACTACGGAACGACGAATCCCTGTGTATTCTTAGACATCTGGGATGATGGTGATACTGTATGGGTAGACAAAGAATATCGCTGGGACAGCAGATCTGAGGAGGCAAGAAGAACAGGAAATCCGAATAAAACAGATTCCCAGTATGCAGATGATATGGTTGAGTTTATGGGGAACAAGCCGGAAGACCAGTGTATAATCATTGTGGATCCATCTGCTGCATCGTTCATTGCAGAACTCAGAAACCGTGGGTTCATTGTCAAACTGGCGGATAATGAAGTGCTGGACGGAATCCGTATCGTGTCTTCTTTGCTAGAGCACAAAAAGATCCGGATCAACAAAGCATGCAGGGGACTGCGGTCTGAAATGCAGTCTTATGTGTGGGATGACAAAGCGGCAGAACATGGAGAGGAAAAGCCGGTGAAGCAGTTAGATCACGGTCCGGATGCATTAAGATATTATGTGAAGACAACATTACCAAGTTGGAGGACAGGGATATAAATGTCTAAACGAAAACTATCTCGCCGTACAAGGGCGGATACAAAACAGAATACAAATTCTTTAGCGTATGTCAGTACGATGGACGCTTTTTCTAATCCTACAGCGCGAATCGGTTTTGGAACCATGGACCTTCTTCAGGCTACCGAATATCCGATGACCCGCATGACACAGAATTATCAGCTGCTTACCAGCCTGTACCGGGATAACTGGATCGTACAGAACATTGTTGCTACGATCCCCAATGACATGGTCCGGAAGTGGTATGAGATCAAGTCTGGACTTGCGCCGGAGTATATGGACCAGATGGCAAAGTTAGAAAGGAAAACACAGATTCGAAAGAAGGTTTTGGACGGCATGTGCTGGGGACGCCTATATGGCGGTGCTGTCGGTGTCATACTGATCAAGGGACAGAATGATATGAGTGAACCACTTGATCTGGACGCGGTCATGCCGGGAAGTTTTCTGGGGCTACAGATCCTCGACCGATGGTCTGGTGTTTATCCGGAGGGGGAGCTTGTATTGGATCCAGAAGATCCGGATTTTGGCCTTCCGGCGTATTACACAGTAAGGGATGAAAACAGTGGACAGATGATGCTCAAGGTTCATCACAGCAGGATTCTTCGCTTTCTGGGGCGTGAACTTCCCTGGCAGGAACAGGTGACGGAAACCTATTGGGGAGAATCGGAAATCGAGGCGATTTATAATGAGATTGTCAAGCGGGATAATGTTTCTGGCAATATTGCAGCGCTTACCTTCCGGGCGAATGTGAACTATATGGAGGCAGACGGTTTGGATCAGCTCTTGGGAACCGCTAACACTGAAATCCAGCGTCGGTTCTGGAATACCATGCAGGCCCAGGCAATTTTAGAAAGCAATTTCGGAACCCGTATTATCAATAAAGGGGATGCGATCCATAACACGCAATATACCTTTACCGGACTGCCGGATGTGTATGACCGGGTTATGATGGATGTTGCGGGAGCTGCAAGGACACCGGTAACAAAGCTGTTCGGACGTTCGCCGGCGGGACTTAATTCTACTGGGGAATCAGACATGCAGAATTATTATGATTATATCGATGGCCTGCGGGAAACAACTCTTCGCCGGATTCTTGAGCGGCTTCTTCCAGTTATGGCTTTGTCGGCCTGGGGAAAGATTCCGGATGATATGGAAATTGATTTTCCGCCGATGTGGACCCCGGATGCCAGGGAGATTGCAGAGATCGCAGAACGAAAGACGAATGCGATTCTGGCAGTATATCAGAATGATTTGATGGATGCTGCTACGGCTATGCAGGAACTGCAGGCGATGGCGGAAGAGACAGGCATGTTCGGTAAGATTCCGGATGAGAGTATTGAGGCAGGAAGGGGAAGGACATATTCAAAGAACCGTGAGATGCGGGATCCTTTGGCAGGTTTTACAGTTCCAGGAGAGACGGAATCAGAGGAAGGGTGACGTGAATGGTAGAAAAAATACGTCCACCGGTATCCGGAGATGTAACCAGATACATGCGGGTATTGTTGCAGCAGACAGAGCAGGACCTGATCTGTGAGATCATGAGAAAGAGAGATCAGGGCTATGTGGATTACGCCGAGGTGGCAGCTCTGGAGCGTGTCCAGAAAACGTTGCAGAATATGGTAGACGAGTCCTGGGAGTACGTCCCCCAAATGATCGAAACGGTCTTTTATCATACCGATAAAGACGCTGCCGGATATCGGAATGCCAGAACGCTTACAGCGGCTCAGACAGCCGTTATACAGCGCTTGTCTGACAACCTGTTAGGAGAGCTTACAGAAGCGGCCGCAGGAGCGAAGAGGACCATGGAACGATATTTTACAATCGCGAGGCTGGAAGCGGATCCGTTCCGGGAAGAGGTTTTAAAACAGGTTCTCAGACAGCAGGCAGCGGGATCTGCCTGGCAGAAGGGGAGTGCGGCTGTGGCGAGAGAGCTGCAGAACCGGGGAATTTCGGCATTCGTAGACAAAGCTGGCCGTACATGGACATTACAGGAATATGGGAATATGGCAGTCCGGACAACTGCAAGGCAGGCGGAAGTGGCAGCAATTCTGACGGCAGATGATCATGACCTCTGGCAGATTGTAAAAATCGGCAGTACGTGTCCAGTATGTGCGCCTCTTGAGGGCCGGATATACAGTAAAAGTGGTACGAATCCAGAATACCCTGCGCTGTCCCTGGCGTTTGGAAAGGTGGATCCTGGCGGACCGGAAGATTTGAGCAACACATACTTGAACATTCATCCGAACTGCTTACATAGTCTGATCAAATATACGATTATTGGAAAATCAGAAAAACAAATCCAAAAGGACAAGGACTTTTCAAATCCGGAAAAGAATCCGATCACGCGGGACCCAAGAACAAAAAAACAGATTCGGGCGTACCAAGACAAGGTAAGGGCACGGAATCAGCTTCTCCGGGATAAGCGGCAGCATAAGGAGTTCCGGAATACATTAGGGAATGAGGTTCCGAAAGATTTTGCAAAGTTCCGGGAAATGAAGTATAATAATCCTGAGCCTTTTAGTTTTATGGAACTGGATCATCGCAGGAGGAGTAAGCTCCTCCATCATCCGGAGCTTAGGCTGCCCAATGCAGAAAAGGCCACAGCCGCTGACAGGAAGTTCACGCACTATCTATTTGGCGGTGATTTCCCAGATGGTTTGGCGAAAGGAAGGGCATTTAGAAGCCGTTTGGGATATGACGAAAATAATTGGAAAGAGCTGAGAAAGGAAATCCTTTTGCGCGCTCCGTTATACCCAGTGGTTGATAAAGGAAGTGCTGGGCATGGGAAACGGTATGAACAGGAGATAGTTCTGTATGGCAAAAAAGGAAGACCTGCAAATGTTCTGGTAGCATGGAGTGATGATACTGTTCCCGGAGAAATTAAAATGGTATCGGTTTATATAACAGAGGTGAAATGATGCGAAAAGTGAAAGAATTTGATCGGGTTTTGCTGAAGGATGGAAGAGAAGGTGATGTAATGGATGTGTCATCAGATGGCATTCATCTTATCATAGATATTGGAAGCTCACCCAAAGACTGGGAAACTCTATATGATAAAACAGTTGATGATATTGAAAAAGTATTGTATACCAGCAGTAATTAGACTGTTGGTATTTTTATGCATAAAAATGTAGAAGGGAGAATATGAATGCTCGCCTATTATGGCTACACGATAAGCCCTAACCAGATCGAGACTGGCGAGGGCTTTTTAATTTGTCGGAATGTTCCCGTTGCCAGGACC